CGGATAGATATGTGAATGATAATGTTATTGATTTTCAGAAGATTAAGGATAACTGTGGGGTGGTGGGGGTGAAAAAGGTTGTGGAGGAAATGGGTGGAAAATGTTGGGAAGATAATGCTGAGTTTATGGTGTTTGATTCGATTTGTTATCATTTAGATTGTACAGGACATAAACCGAAGATGTATTACTATAAACAAACTAAATGTTTTATGGATTATAAGCTAGGATGTAGTTTTGATATTGTTGAAATGGTTCAACGTAGAAAAGAATTACTCGGTCAAGAACTGACTATGATTCAGTGTGCAAATATTATCTGTGGAATTTTGGGTATTGATGGTTACAAAGAACCTAAGAAGAAAAGAGGATATGATTATTTAAGTGAGTTACAATGTTTTCTTAAAGGTCATAAACCGAAGAAGGAAATGTTGATTTATGACAGAAAAATCCTAAATGAGTTTCCTAGAATTTATCACATGGATTGGATTAATGATGGAATTTCAATTGATAGTATGGAGAAATATGGTATTCGATATTATCCGACTGAGAATCAGATTGTAATTCCTTGTCAGAACAGTCATGGAGATTTAGTTGGGATTAGAGTTAGAAATATCGACCCAAGACAAGATTGGAAATATAGACCGCTTATTACTTTTAACGGTTTTGAGTATAGATTCCCAACAAATAAAATCTTGTATGGGTTAAATTATACAAGATATGCGATTGAAAAATATCGCAAAGCTATGTTGTTTGAAGCAGAAAAGTCGGTATTACAATGCGATGGATTTTTTGGAGAGAATAATATTGCATGTGCAATGTTTGGAAGTGTGTTTTCAGAAGAGAAGAGAGACTTGTTACTTGGATTAGGTATTGAAGAAGTTATTATTTGTGTTGATTTTGATTATGAAGAGGAGAACGATAATGATAAGAACTATGTTAAATTCAAAGAAAAGATTAACACAATAGCAGAGTTCTTTGATGGATTCTGTAAGGTAACATACTTGATTGAACGTGGCGAGCACCCATTAAAGTGTAGTCCAAGTGATAGAGGTAAGGAAAAGTTTATGGAATTATTTAGAAACAGAGAGGTTTGGAATGGACGTTAGAGTATTAGATACAAGACATGAATGTAAAACTTTTAATGAGTATCTAAAGCTTCTAGGTGTTGAAGATACAGAAAGTTATTTAAAGTTTAATACGGTTGAGAATGATTTAAATTATGACAATATTGAAGAGTTAGTTGCGTTAATCGAAAGTTACAAAGATAAAAAAATCACATTCCTTGTCGATTGCGATGTGGATGGCGATATGTCTAGCGGTATGATGATTGACTTTTTAACAAAGCTCGGTTATAATTGTGATTATATTATTCACGATAAAAATCCAAAAGCTCATGGTTTAGATGACGATGAGGTAATGAGAGAATTAAAAGAGAGAGAACCAAGTTTATTGATTATCCCCGACGCTGGAACGAATGATGCGAAACAGTGTAAGAAATTGGTAAATCTTGGTTGGAAAATTGGTATCGCAGACCATCATCAAAAGACAGAAGAAAACGAATATGCTGTAATTGTTAATTGTCAAACTTCTGAAAAAGTTGTTAACAAATCAGCAAGTGGTACGTTAGTAGCTTGGCACGTTATGCACTTGATGAATCCAAGATTGGCAAACGAATATATCAGTTATGTTGCTATTAGTATAATTAGTGATAGAATGAGTTTTTTAACAAATGAGAATATTACATTTATTTATCGTGGATTAGCAACAATGCATCCGAATTTGAAAGATTTGGTAGATAGTGTTCAGAAAGATTACTATCCTATGTCCTTTAGTTTCGGTGGACTCGTACCCAAGTGTAATGCTACTATTCGTTTAGGCAACGCTGTCGAAAAGAAGTGTTTGTTTAATGTTCTATCGGGAATTGATAAGGATTCGTTTGATATTGAGAGAGTAAGTGGAATAATTAAACATTATCATTCTTTACAGAATACGTTAACTAATAGTATCTTAGAAGAGAATGTTAGTATTGATGATGAAAATGAAAAGGTATTGCTATGCAAATTAAATATTAAAACGCCATTAACGGGATTAGTCGCAAATAAGCTTATGGGTAAATGTAATAAACCCGTATTTATGGTTCATGAGCGAGCAGACAACAACTGTGATGGTTCTGTTAGAAGTCCTATCCCTATTCGTGATATTTTGAATGATAGCGGATTGTTTAACTACAATAGTGGTCATAATCATGCTTTTGGCACTAGCTACAAGATGGAGAACGAAGAACAAGTAAAAGATTTCTTGTACAATCTTGAATTGCCTAAGCCATGTTTTGATGTGCTGTCCGATAAATGGGACATTAAAGACATTGAACCATTTGGTGATTTGAAAAGGTTATGGGGAAATGACTTAGTTGAACCTCAGTATTATCAGAGAGTAATTATTAAATCTAAGGATATTAGCGTAATTGGAGCGTCAAAGACAACGATTAAGTTTAAAATTGGTAATGTAACTTATATCAAATTCTTCTGTAATCATGAATGGATTGAAGAATTAATGGGAAAAGATTATTTTGAATTGTTAAAGAATAATTCATCTGGATTTTTTACAAGTAGAGAATTGGTTGTTGAGATGATTGGAAAAGGTCAGTGGAATGAATGGAATGGAAATAGATATCCTCAGTTCTTAATTGACCGCATGGAGTTTAGAGAGTTTGGATTTGACGATTTGTTTTAAGGAGAAGAATTATGGATATTTTTTTGACGAATTATTTGGTGGGAATATGTTTAATAACTGTTTTGCTATGAAAGAGTGGGAAGAGAAATTAAACAAACTATATTGGACTGATGCTAAAGAGTATTTAAGAACACTTGAAGATATTAAGAGCAAGGGTTATAAGGTTTTAAGAAACTCAAAGGCTAAACATAAAATTCAAATTAAGTATTGACAAGTGTATTATTGTATGATATAATGTCAGTATCAAATGTAAAGGAGAAACAATATGTTAGCAAGAGCAGAATTAGGAACAACTTATTGTGGTTGTCCAACAAAACCAATTTATTTTTATGTTGATGATGAAAATGAATTTAATTCTGATGCGTTTTCAACAGAAATTTTAAATGCGATTTTTAATGGTGATTTTGACCATATGTTTTTAGATTTAGACTTAATTGAATCTAAGGATGATATTGATGAAGACGAATTAGAAGATGCAATTGATTGTATTGGTTATGACCCATTTGAAGAAGACGAAGATGACGATTATGAGGACGAGGAATAATTATGGCAGGTAATGAAGACAATATTCCATATTCAATTCCTTTGGAAAATTTATATGAATTTGTTACTACAGAATTACCATCTGAATCTGAATTAAAAAAGATTTATGAAGATAATTTTGTATTAAACGAGATTACAGAAGATGGTTATTATGTGTTTATCAAGGACGAACAATAGGTATGATTAAATATTATGATTGGTTGACAACTAAACCATTGAGTTGAGCATGGATGAAATGTTAAAGTAATTTTAGAAAATAATTAAATTAACGGTTGACAGAATACTTTCTTTGTGGTATAATAACTATATCAAAACAAGAAAAGGAGAACAAATATGTTAAATGCAGAAAAGCAAAGAGAACTAGCATGGGGTATATCTATAAGATAACGAACAAAGTAAATAATAAAATTTACATTGGTAAGACAACAAAAACAATAGAATATAGATTCTCTGTTCATATAAAAAACGCTAAAAAACATATAAATAGATATTTATATGATGCAATGAATTGTTATGGATATGAAAATTTTTATGTTGAAGAAATAGAAGAATGTGACGAAAGTATTTTAAACGAAAGAGAAATATTTTGGATTAAATATTATAATTCTACAGACCCAAAAATAGGATATAATATGACTATTGGTGGTGATGGTGGGGACACTTGGACTAATAATTCGCATAAAGAATTAACAATTAAAAAATCATATGAAACAAAGATAAAAAACGGAAGTATGCTCTCAAAAGAAGATAAAGATAAATTAAGAAAAATTAAAGAAAGAGAAAGAGAAAAACTTAAAAAAATAAAAGAAGACAAAGATAAAGAAATACTTTTAAAATTTATGTATTATCCATATTCAATTTCACGTTTTTGTAAAGAAACAAATGTAAGTCAACATACTTTATTTAATTGGTGTAATAAATATTTTAATTGCACCCCAAACGAAATTAGAAAAGTTGAACTTATTAAAAAAGAATATACAAAAACAGAAAATTATAAATATAGCCATCAAGGTTATAAGAATAAAGAAGACAATCCAAATTATAAAGAAATAAATATAGATAAATTAAAAGAATTAATTATAAAAGGATTTAATAGAGAGCAATTAGCAAAATATTTTGAAGTATCAAAAACTACAATTTCTCATAAAGTGTCGGAATATTTTGGAAAAGAATTAAGGTTAGTAAGAAGGGAGTTGTTGAACAATGGAAAATAAAAGAGCGCTTGCTCATATTGAGAGAATTAACAAAATCCGTCCTATCATTGGGGCAGACAATATTGATTATGCAACTGTATTAGGTTGGAATTTAATTGTTAAGAAAAATGAATTTAAAGTTGGCGACTTATGCGTTTACTTTGAGATTGATTCATTATTGCCAAAGAGACCTTGGAGCGAATTTATGGAATCAAAGAAATATAAAGTAAAGACCATGAAGTTAGGAAAATTCGAAGGTGGAATTTATTCGCAAGGATTGGCGTTACCTTTAGATTTATTTGTGGATGAAAAGTATTACAATAAACTTCTTAATGCAAAAGAAGGTGATGACGTAACTGATATTATTGGTGTTAAATATTACGTAGCGCAAGACAATATCAGAAAGTCAAATAATATCAAAACTCCGTTTGAAGTTAAGTTTAATCGTGCAATGGCTCGGCATCCAAAGTTGGCAAAGAATAAAATTGTTAGAAAGCTTATAAAGAAGTCTTGGGGAAAAAGATTTTTGTATTTGTTTATTGGTTCTGACAAGAAAGACAGCGACAGAAAGTTCCCTAATAAGTTTGATTTTGTAAATAAGACAGACGAAACTAGATGCGAAGCAATCGGAGAGTCTTTATTACAGAATAAGGAAGAGTGGATTCAGACGACAAAACTTGACGGAACAAGTTCAACATATATCCTTGAAAGAAAACCACGTGGTAAGTTTGAATATTATGTATGTTCACGTAATGTAAGACAGCAAGATGAAACACAACAGACATATCACAATAGTTTTGATTATGGAGAATCAAACGTATATTGGGATATGGAATTTAAGTATCATATTAGAGAATGCCTTGAAGATTTACTTGATAAACATTCTGATTGGAAGTATGTTTGTATCCAAGGAGAGTCGGTTGGCTTAGGTATTCAAGGTAATCCACATAAGCTAAAGGATACACAGTTATTTGCGTTTAATTTTATTGATTCTGTAAATGGGCGTTGGAACTCCGTAGAAGCAAAGAATTTACTTGCTCAGTATGGTATTCAGTTTGTACCAATTATTAATGAGCACTATGTTTTACCAAACGACATGGAAACATTAAAGTTACAAGCAGATGGTAATTTAAGTGAAGATTTGGAAGGAGCAAGCGGATTAAGAGAAGGTTTTGTATATCGTTCTCTTGATGGACAGCGTTCATTTAAGAATGTAAGCCGTAAGTATCTTGCAAAATTAAAGGATTAATAAAATTAAATAAAAGTTCTTGACAAACCTCTCTTTCTATGATATAATTAATGTATCAAATGAAAGAGAGGTTATTTTTATGATTGTTTTAGTATTAATTTTGTTATTCATTTTAATTATTGCGTTTATTTATTGCATGGATGAAACAGACAGGGTTGGGTTATTCGGAACATTGGCATGTGTTACATTTGTCGTAGGACTTGTTGTTGTTTTTGTAAGTTGCTATATGTGGGATAAATTGGCAGAACCAATGAAATCTCATGAATTTGAGATTACGGCAATGAAGGATAATCATGAGATGTATATTCTTCCTAGATTGTGGTCATGTGAAGGTGACACTGAGGTTAGATATTATTTTCTTAGACCTTGGAATGGTGGAGTAAAGCAAGGATGGGTGCCATCTGATAATTCCATTATTTATCAGACGGATGATGAGAAGCCACACATTGAATGCTATTGGAAAGAAAGAATTGATAAGGAAGAGCATCCATTTTGGGCTATTTGGTTTTGTCAAGATGATTGGGACAGTTGTGATAGATTTTATAAGGAATACCACATCTATGTACCAAGTGGCAGTGTAATTGAAAATGAGTACAGCATTGATTTGGAGTAAGAGGTGTTAAATGGCTAAGTTATATCTTATGTGTGGTCTGAGTGCGAGTGGAAAAAGTACATTAGCAAAAGAATTACAAGAGAAAAGAAATGCCAATTTAGTTTCAAGTGATGGGATTCGTGCAGAGTTGTCATTTTACGAAGACCAAAGTAGAAATGATGAGGTGTTCAGAATTTTTCATAGACGCATTGCTGATTCATTAAAAAACGGAATTGATTGTATTGCTGATGCTACGAATTTAACAATTAAGTCTCGTAAGACAATTATTGATATTGGTAAGAAATATGATTCATATGTTGTTTGCGAGTTAATGGTGACACCATGGGTCGCATGTGTAGCTCGTGATGTTGAAAGAGAGCATAGTGTTGGTGAAGAAGTTATTATTAAGCAGTTAAAAAGATTTCAAGTGCCGTTCTTTTATGAGGGATTTGATGAAATCAATATGCATACCTCGATGCCAATTAGTTATCAGACAAAGAATTGGAAAACAGATGCTATTGAATTGATGAAGGATTTTGACCAAAAGACCCCATATCATAAGTACACACTTGATGTCCATAGCATTGATGTACGTGATAAGTTATGCGACATTGTGCTTGACAATGGATATACAGTCCATTCTTGGTTAGAAGATGGTGCATTAATGCACGACATTGGTAAATTGTATACTCAGACATTTGATGAGAATGGTATAGCACATTATTATAATCATGAGAATATTGGAGCGTATATTTATATGTCAAATAGATATCACAGTGAAACAAGATGCTATGAGACAGCCTCAGACATTCTTGATGCCACTTTTATTATTAACTATCATATGAGACCTTTTGGATGGAAAACAGAAAAGGCTAAAGAGAGAGCAAGAAAGACTTTTGGTAATTATTGGTTTAATTTATTAACTTTGTTTAATGAATGTGATGAAGGAGCATAATGGACATTGAGTTAATTGAAACAAACTCATATAATGATTAGTTATAACCCCACTTGACAAAAGTGGGGTTATGTGTTATAATAAAAGAAAACTATATGAAAGGCAGAATTATAATGAAACGTCAAAGTGGATTTGTATGTGGTGTTGGCGTGTCTGATAATGGTAAATATCAAAAGTGGGTAAATCATAAAGACACTAGGGAATATTCCATGTGGTGTAAAATGATTGCGAGATGTTATGCTGATTATGACAGAGAACCAACATACGAAGGTTGCACTGTGAGTGATGAATTTTTATATTTCCAAACATTTGCTGAATTTTATAATCAGAATAAATGGACTGACGAGCTATTACTTATTCCCGATAAAGATATCCTAACTCATGGTAAATCAAAAGTTTATTCGAGAGATACAATTTTGTTTGTTGATAAATTTATTAACACTATTTTTACTCGTAGACAAAACCATAGAGGTAATCTTCCTATTGGAGTTTCAGAGAGAAAATATCCTAGCGGAACTATCAAATATGTACCTGTATGTAATGAATATGGTAAATGTGTTTATTTGGGAACGTACTTTACACCGCAAGAAGCATTTTTAAAATACAAAGAAGAAAAAGAACGATACATAAAGGAAGTTGCTAATAGTTATAAAAACAAATATTCTAAGTTTCCCGAAAAACTTTATAAAGCAATGATGGAATATGAGGTACTAGAAGATGACTAAGAATTATACTGTATATCATTTGCATACAGAGGATAGCTTATTAGATTCATGTACTAATTATAGGGACTATATAGATAAGGCTGTTGAGTTAGGTCAAACAGCTATTGGCTTCTCTGAGCATGGGAATATTTTTCACTGGTACTCAAAATATGCTTATTGTAAAGAAAAGGGTATTAAATATCTTCATGGAATAGAAGTTTATCTTACAGAAACATTCGATGAAAAGATTAGAGATAATTACCATACAATCCTTATTGCTAAAAATCAAGAGGGTTTTAAAGAGATAAATGAGTTATATTTTTTATCTACAAGAAGTGACCATACTTATTATAAACCTAGATTGAGTTTTGATGAATTTTTAAATATTAGCGATAACGTAATTAAGATTAGTGCGTGCGTGCAATCACCACTCAATAAATTTAAAAATAAAATTATTAACAATTATACACAAGAACAAAAAGATATGCTTGTCAAATTGTTAAGACATTATGATTATTATGAAATTCAATATCATAACATGGATGAACAAATTGAGTTTAATAGATATCTTTATAATATGGCAAAGAGATTGAATAAACCTCTTATAGTTGGAACAGATACGCACAGTCTTAATCAATACAAGGCAGAATGTAGAACTATACTTCAATATGGTAAAACGGATGGGGCATGGGGCGATGAGGAAAACGAATGTGATATGACTTATAAGTCATATGAAGAACTTGTTGAATGTTTTGAAAAACAAAACTCTATACCAATGGATGCGGTTTTTGAAGCTATTGAAAATACAAATAAGATGGCAGATAGTGTTGTCCAATTAGAATTTGACACAAAAGATAAATATCCGTTACTATATGGTGACAAAGACGAAGAAGTTTTATGGGATACATTAAAAAGAAAATACAATGAAAAAGTTGCTCGTGGAGAAATCGATGGAAATAACCCACAATACATAAAGAACATAAAAGAAGAAATGGCAGTATTTAAAAAGATTAACATGATTGGATTTATGTTATTCATGTCTGAAATAATGTCATGGGCTAGAGAAAATAATATTGCAACTGGATTCAGCCGTGGCTCAGTTGGGGGCTCCACGGTAGCGTATATTTCAGATATTACAGATATTGACCCGATTAAATGGCATACAGTATTTTCAAGATTTGCTAATGAATACCGTGTTGAAGCTGGAGACATAGATACAGATTGGTATGAGGATGATAGACAAAAGGTATATGATTATATTATTAATCGATTTGGGTTAAAACAAACATCATATATTTTAGCTGTTGGAACTTTGGCAGACAAATCTGTTATTGATACAATCGGTAAGGCATTTAGGGTTAAATATAAAGAAAACACAATTTACACAACAGGAAAAATAAAACAAATCAAGGAAGAGTATGATAAAGACAAGAAGGCAACATTAGAAAAATATCCCGATTTGTTTTATTATTATGATGGTTTAAAGGATTGTGTCACATCACAATCACAACATCCAGCAGGTATTATTGTAAGTCCTATAACATTAGCTGATAACTATGGTATGTTTTATGGTAGCAACGAACAACAAATTTTGCCATTAGATATGGAAGAATGTCACGACCTAGGTCTAATTAAATTTGATATTTTAGGACTTAAATCTGTTGGTGTAATTGACAAGACATATAAAATGATAGGCAAGCGCTTCCCTAGAGCATATCAAGTAGATTGGAACGACCAAGCTGTATTTGAAGATATTTCAAATGATAGCACAATGATATTCCAATTCGAGTCTGGCTTTGCAAAACAATCAATTAAACAAATGCAACCAAGGTCTGTTGACGACATTTGTTTATGTTCTGCTTGCTTGCGTCCTAGTGGTGAATCATACAGAGACCAAGTTTATAATAGACAATGGAATAAAAATCCAAGTAAGTTGATTGATGATATTTTATCGAATAGCTACGGATTCCTTGTGTATCAAGAACAAACAATTGCATTCTTACAACAAGTATGTGGATTTAGCGGTTCTGAGGCTGATAATATTAGACGCTCTATTGGAAAGAAAGATGCAGAAAAGATTGCTAAGGCATTGCCACAAATATTAGAAGGCTATTGTAATAAGTCAGATAAACAAAGAGAAGTAGCAGAAAATGAAGCAAAACAGTTTATTAAAGTAATTGAAGACGCATCTGGCTACAGTTTTGGTTTTAACCATGCGGAATCTTATGCTATGCTTGGTTATCTAATGGGTTGGTTAAGATATTATTATCCAGTTGAATTCTGTACTGCATTTTTGAATTGTGCAAAAAATGACGAGGATTTATACAATGGACAAATTCTAGCAAAATCTCGTGGCGTAGAAATTGAAAAACCAAAGTTTAGATTCTCAACGGCAGAATATGGATGTGATGTTAAAAATAAAATTATCTACAAGGGTGTAAGTTCTATTAAAAACGTAGGTAAGTTATGTGCAGATAATCTTTATGCACTTAGAGACAATAAATATTTAACATTTGTAGATGTCCTTTATGACATTTGGCAAAATAAGTGTTGTAATAAGACAGAGCTTGAAATTTTAATTAAGCTCGATTATTTCTCAGAGTTTGGAAACATTAAGCAACTCTTAATGGTCAACAAAATGTTTAATTGGTTTATGTTTGGTAAGAGTGGTAACAAACCACGTAAGACAATTAAGAAGGCAGACTGTAATGAGCAGATTCAAGATATCATCAGAAAACACTCTGAAAAAGAAGCAAAGACACAATTTAGTGGTCTTGACAATCTTGCAATCTGTAAAGAAGTTGAACAGTTGTTACATTACGAAACACCGCCATTATTAAAACTGTATTATGAAGTGAAGTATCTCGGTTACACTAATATGACCGTAGAAGCTCCATATTACGCCGTAGAAGCCATTGAAATTAATAAATGGGGAAATGCTTTCGTAACGCTTTATAAGGTCTCAAATGGACAAATACAGACGTATAAGGTCAATAAGAAAGAATGGGCTGAATGTCCTATGGAACAAGGCGATATTGTTGATTGTCTTATTAATCCAAAAGAGAAATTAAAGAAAACAGACGATGGTTTTGTTGGCACGGGTGAATATGAAGATGTTATTCAGATGTTCTCAATAAAATATCGAGAAAAAGATAATAAAAAGTAAAATAGTACTTGACAAATCTCTCTGAGTTTGGTATAATTGGTTTATCAAATGAAGGGAGATTTGTTTTATGGATAATAAGAACAAAATTAAGAGGTTACTTTATCTAGAAAAAGAATTAACAAATGCAATCCATTTACAGATTACAGAATATTTACTAAGAGATAAAGAGGTCGATACTAAAGACTTAAAGAGTGGATTGGATTATATTATTGATGAGAATTTATTTTTCTTCAATAAAGACAGATAAAATCCTTGACAATCATAAACTTATATGATATAATACATGTATAACAGAGTAAAGGAGAAATAATATTATGAAGAACATCGAAGTATATAAGACATACAAATCTTTACCACAGTGGGTAAAGGATATTAAGAGTAGAAAAACATTATTTGAGTGGTTGAATTCTGAGCATCCAACTCTTGACAAGGAAGAGAAGGAGTATTTGCGAAATATTGTATTACCATTCTATAATCGTATTGCTTACATTGCAAAGGTCGAGGCTAGTATGTCTGATAGTGATTTATTTCAGATTGTAATCGTAGTAGGAGATGACACTGACATATGGGGAAATGATGATGAAACTGAAATTGAACTTCCTCCATTTAAAAAGGATTCTATGTATGTTTGCATGGAACCTTACAAACAGTATACACTTGAAGACCTTAAAATTAAGAAGTAAAAAATACTTGACAAAGTAGCATAGATATGTTATAATACATATAAAGACACGAACAGCAAAGCATCAAAGTTTAACAATCTGCCATGAAGATTTTTAAAAGGTGTCTTGACAAAGTAATATGAATATGTTATAATATATATAGTTAATCGAGGACGGGGAGAGAACAAGGTGAGGTTCAATTGAAATTAGATTGAAGTTGTAGATTAACTATATAATATGGTGTTAGTAGCAAAGCGGTCAAATGCATCAGATTGTGGTTCTGACGGAGAAATCCTTCGTGGGTTCAAATCCCACCTTTCACCCTTGGAGACTTACTCAAGATGGTCAAGAGGTCAGTTTGCTAAACTGATAGCACATTAATTTGTGGCGTGAGTTCGAGCCTCACAGTCTCCGTTGGTCTGTATCGACATGTGGAACCGTAGAAGAGGCTACAACGATAGATGGGCGCACCGCCTCGATTGATATCAAAATTTCAAGTGGCAAATTCCTAAATTTGCTACTTGACAAACTCGAAAGAGTATGTTATAATTTAATATAGGAGTGGTAGCTCAGACGGATAGAGCAACGTATTTTCATTTACGTGTCTAGTTAATTAGGTATTCACCGCAACAATTATCAGTGAAGAGTAGCATGTTAAGCCGTAGGTCGTAGGTTCAAGTCCTACCCACTCCGATACCGAGAGATAGTTCAATGGTAGAGCGCAGTTTATTACTTATGATAACTTGTCAAAGTTATACTCAGCAACTATTCTAGTATGCATTGGGAGCACTGTCGTTGATGGTTCGAGTCCATCTCTCTCGATTAGGTATTGACAAACAATCAATACTGTGTTATAATTACAAAGTAAAATAAATGATAAAGAGACACATACAGCAATTCATTTTGGAATAGACTTTTAATCTATAATTCAGAATCGTGTCTCGGAAGGAAATTTTATGAGTTTTTTAGATGATGTAAAGGTAGAGTTGGATAATGCGACTCAGAGAACAGAAAACGGAGCAGTTGGTTATTCTACAACTGGCAAGCATCTTTTGGACATGAATTTTTCTGTTCCAAAGTATCGTACAGCAAGTGAGGAATCTATCAAGTCTGACTTTACTAAGGCTTATTTTGAGAATCCAACTTTGGCAGTTGCATGGTTATTCTATGTGCGTGATGTACGTGGAGGTCTTGGAGAAAGACGCTTGTTCCGTATTTGCATGAAGGAGCTTGCAGAGCTTAATGAGGACATGGCAATCGAATTGTTACCTCTTATCGAAGAGTATGGTCGTTATGATGACTTGTTTGAGTTGTTAAATGTGTCTTCTGCAATTAAAACCGCAATTCTTGAGTTGGTGGTCGAGCAGTTCAATCTTGACTTTGCAAACATGCAGTTAGATGAGCCGATTTCTTTATTGGCTAAGTGGTTGCCAACTGAGAATTGTTCTAATGCAAACAGAAAGACTAATGCTAAGTTAGTAATCAATGCATTGCAGTTGTCTTCTAAGGATTATCGTAAGGCAGTTTCTCAGATGCGTAAGTACCTTGATGTAGTTGAGGTAAAGGCTAGTGCAAATCAGTGGGGCGACATCGATTACAACACTGTTCCAAGTAATGCTAACTTAAAGTATAAGAACGCATTTTTGAGACACGATGAGGAAAGACGTAGAGAATATCTTGATGCTCTTGAGCGTGGTGATAAGGATGTAAAGATTAACTCTAGTGTCCTTTATCCTTATGATATCGTTACTAAGTATTGTCCAAGTCGGCATGTACGTGAATACGATGAGACACTTGAACAGTTATGGAAGAACCTTCCTAATATGGTCAAGGAAGGAACTAATACTCTTGTAGTAGCAGATGGTTCTGGTTCAATGCTTGTTAGTGTTGGTAAGTCTACAACGGCATTAAATGTTGCTAATTCTTTGGCAATTTACTTTGCAGAGCACAATACAGGCGCATTTGCTAACAAGTACATCACCTTTAGCTCTCATCCACAGTTAGTAGATTTCTCAAATGCTAAGTCCTTAAAGGATAAGTTAAAGCTTGCATTAGCTCACGATGAATGTGCTAATACTAATATTGAAGCTACATTTGACTTGATTTTAAATACAGCAATTAAGAATGGATATACTCAGTCAGACATGCCCGACAATATTGTAATCATCTCTGATATGGAGTTTGATAGCGCAACATATATGCGTACTTTATATGGCACTTACAGTTCAGTAGATAAAACTCTATTTGACGGTATTGCCGAGAAGTATGAGCGTGCGGGATATAAGTTGCCAAGACTTGTATTTTGGAATGTAAATTCTCGTACAGGCACAATTCCTGTAAAGCAGAACGAATTAGGAGTAATCCTTATCAGTGGTTTCTCAGTAAATCTTTGCAATATGGTGCTTAATGGAGAGACAGACCCATATATGGCACTCGCAAAGGAAGTTACAAAGGAACGCTACTATCCAATTCTCAAGGTTGCGCTCAAGTATAAGAATTAGTGCTTGACAAACCTTTGAGATTGTGATATAATATATACAAAGATACATACAGCAATTTATATGGAATTAACAGTTAATTAATCATCCAAACAGTGTATCTTGAAATTTAATAGGCGCATTTCAGCAAACATTTAAAGAAGATACAATCAAATTTGAAAACTTTGACGAATGTAATGACCTTTCGGTGTAGAGGATAAACCGAGTGCGCCTAGTTTTGTGCGTGTAGCTCAGTTGGAAGAGCACATGACTTTTAATCATGGTGTCGGGTGTTCGAGCCACCTCACGCACACTCCCTTAATGGGATTTACCAAACCATTCCAATCGGTCTCTTCGTGAGACCATATGGCGCATTATTCGAGTGGCTACAGAAACAGTCCTTTCAAGACTGACACATGGGTTCGAATCCCGTATGCGTCATTTATCACTTGACAAATTAAATCAAGTGTGTTATAATCAATTCACATTATGTGGAAAGAGAGGTAGTTGACAATATGAAGAATACAGCAAAATTTAAGAGTGGCTACGATAAGCACGGCAAGTGGAGAATGTTTGACAAGATGATTCACACAACCACTAAGAAGAAGCCAATCGTAACAGAAAAGGGTTTAGTCCTTTGGGGTAAAGCAAAGGAAGAGAAGTAGTTCGAAAATAACTACCGCAAAAAGGTAGATAAATATATAGAACTATAAAATATTAATTATTAAAAGAGGTAAAAGAATGAGTTTAGAAGTAAGTAAGGATGATGCGGTAGTAATTGGTCGTATTTTGGAAACAAACGTAAAGTATGACCCAAAGATTACAAATCGTTTCGATGACACCATTAAGGGCGCCTATACAACTGCGGAGTTTAAGAATCCGATGTTTAAGGTTGCCATGGAGAGAGAAATCGATGGTAAGAAAGTAACCGCAACAGTCAAGGTAGCAATGGATGACATTTTCAAGATTTGGAAGGCTAAGGATGGTCGCACAGGCGATATTTCTACTTTTGGAGAAATTGAGAAGATTTTGAATTCTCCGAATGGTGGAAAGGGACTCTTGGTTAAGTTTAGTGGTGCTTTTAATGAGAACAAGAGAGCAACCAAGGATTTAACTATTTTCCGAGAGAATGAGTTCAAGGCTCAGTATATCGCATTGAGTAATCTTGATGAGAGTAAGCAGAAGGCAGAGGGTAGAATCACTGGTATTATCGGTGGACTTTCAGAAGAGACCGTAAATGATTCTAAGACTGGTCGCCTTATTGTTAACTTGTATAAGATTAATTATGTAAATAAGGACGGTGTTCCTTATGTTGACATGATGAACCTTATTGTTCCAAGTGAGATTGCAGAAGCATTCCTTAATCTTGATTTGGAAATTGGTGACTCTGTATGGTTGGACGTAGAGATTAAGAATGTACAGCACGGTAGCGTCAAGAAGGAAGATTCTCGTGGTGGTTTCGGTAATCGAGAAGCAGAGACTACGAGCGGATATGTTGCAACAGAGTTCCATATCTTCAACGGTGACAGATTGCCATCATCTGATAAGAATTACATCGATTCTGATGAGTTAGAGACATTAAAGCATTCCTATCAGATTACATGCGAGAACATGATTCAGAAGAAGAAAGAAAAGCTTGAAGGAAATACATCTTCATCTAATGGTTCTACATCTACTTCTATTAGTGGTCGCACTTTTGAGGCAGATGCAAATGACCCATTTAGTAATGAGAATGGATTCTTAAATACCGATGATGTAAATCCGTTTATGCCATTTGCATAATAAATAGGGGCTTGCAATATAGCCCCTTTACATATTGAAAAATTAAATAAGGAGTAAAAATAGATGATTAAGAAGTTAGTTAAACAGGAAATGGCAGTTGGCGTAGAAGGACAGAAGATTGTTTTTTACGGCGGTAACGACCATGGCAAGACCAAGGTTGCTATTGAACTAGGAAAGGCTATCTGCAAGAAAGTTTCTGATGACCCCGAAGCCGCACCTACAGTTCTTTCATTTGAGCATGGTACAAATGCTACATTTGGTTTCTACTATGTAGATGGTACAGATTATCTTAATGCAAAAGAATGTATTGATGATTACTGCAACGAAATGAACTATAAGTTTATTATGAAGAAGATGCCTGTTCTCATTATCGATGGTGCAGAGAAGATTCCTACAATCGCAAAGAACTTTGTAACATCAAAGAAGGAAATCGAGGTACTTGGAGATTTGGCATATGGTAAGGGTTTTGATATTTTTAAATCTTATACCGATGCTCCATTTATTAAGTTAATGTCTCTCAAGGGAGTTACCATTATCTTTATTTTCCACGAAGAAGTTTATGAAGACGAGCATACTAAGGCTAGATATGTATTTCCTAGTGGAACAGCTAAGGAAAATGGTGTGTGTCAGTATATCAGAGACAACAGCGACTTCACATTTTATCTTGAGCGTCCAACATTAGAAGATGGTACAAAGGGACTTTCAAGAGCATATTGTAACGCAACCAATACTCATTTTGGTCGTAATCGTTATGCAGAAGGCATTGACAAGTTTGATATTGATTTCAACGCTAAGTCTGTATATGATTATATTGAAGAGTGTGGAAGAAAGTTGGCAGAGTTAAAGGGTGTCGAGTTCACTTCTGTAGTTGAGAAGCAAGAAATTAATGACGCCAAAAAGAGCAAGGAAGAGCTTATTGAAGAAGCAAATCGTATCGGAAAGATTCTCTTCGGAACTTCTGCAAAGGACAGAACTGTTGAGCTTGTTTCTCAGTATGCAGAGGGAACGCCTCATGGTCTCGTAGGTGAGATTACCGACATTAAGAAGTTGGAATATCTTGTGTCCGACTTAATCGCTCTTGCATCTGACAAGGGAATTGAAATTTAATTGAATTGAGGAAATTTTATTATGGAAAATTATACACTTGAAGACCTTTTTGACGATATCTTGACAGCTTTAAATGAGGAATACGATAAAGCTGATGAGGATACCAAGTGCGATGGAAATTGCGAAGCATGTGACTATGAAGGTGAAGAATATGACACCTTAGAGCCAATTGAAGGTGTTCATTATGGATTCGAGGATGTATTATACTTCGTAAAGAGAGATAAGTACAGAGCATTTGCTTGTCACTCTTTTAAAGACGGAGAATATATCTATCTTGATGATACTACATATGATACACCTACTTTAGTCAAGGTTGGAAAACATGATATGCATAGCGTTTATGTTCCGACAGCAGAAGACATGTTTGATTATGTTTGGGAATTAGTCGTAGAAGGCTAATAAATAGATTTTAAGGGCAGTAGGCATGAGATACTGCCCTTAATTATTTAAAGGGGCTTAAAATGGCAAATAAGGCAATAAAATACCCATATAGGAAGAAGTTAACGGATTGGATTCAAGATTATTATATCAAGTTCGGTTGGGACAAAAATGATATTAATTGGAATATGATTACAGCCCAAATTAAAAATATGGAGGACAAATATAAGTACACTGACTTAGGCATTATTTATACGATGTGGTTTATGAGTACAGTGAAGAATGTTTCATTGTTAAATGATTGCGACAATGGTAGTATATTGAATTTAGTTCCGTTCTATTATGATAGTGCGCAAAGCTACTATCAAAGAAATAAAGAATTAGAAAAGATTTATTCTGAGTATAATTTTAATAATGAAAAGTCTGTAGTTGTGAATAAAAACAATTATAGGACAGAACGCAAAAAGATTAATATTGACTTTGATTAGAAGTTGTGTTATAATAAATTAAGGCGGTAGAATATGGCAGAACAACTTTATAATAAGATATTAAGTGGGTATCTAATTGGTTCTCTACTTAATAATACAAATCTTTTGTATGAGACTAGATATCCATTAGAGAAAGATGATTTCAAACCATTCTTAGCACATGAAATTATCTTTGTATGTATTTGTCAATTAGCAGATAATGGAGCAGAGGCAATTGACCCAAAAGATGTTGCTGAATTTTTAAAAGCTTATCCAGAAAAAGAAAACTCACTAATTGACGAATTCTCAAATGGTGATTATGTCAACTATTTAACGATTTTAAAGCAGTTAGATAATGACAAGTCATATGAATATTACTATAATGAAGTTAGAAAGAGAAGCTTATTAAGATATTATCGAGACAGAGGAAATGATATTTCTAACTTTTGGGATTGCGATAAAAACGAAGCAGAGCAAACTGCTAGATTAAATGGATTTACAATTGATGACATTCTTGGTTACTTTGATAAAGTTAACAATGAAGCCAAGTTTAAATATAGAATGCTAGATAATGAAGAGCAATATGTAGCTGGAACTGACTTTGCAGAAACAAAGGAACGATTCAAGAAAACTCCACAAGTAGGAGTTAGCTTTATGTCCGCTTCTCTTAATGCTGTTTTCCGTGGATTATTTGGTCTTATTGTAAGAGGTGGTAAGAGCGGTGACGGAAAGACTACAACGGCAATTGGTGATTGTTGTATGGTTGGAGCCAAAGAAATGTGGTCTTTTAAACATAACGCTTTTGTAGAAAATAAGAGTCGTGAAGGCAATGTTATGTTCATCAACACCGAGATGGAAATCAGAGAAGAGCTAGACATTATGCTTGTAGCTTGTATTGCGGGTGTTGATAGGTCTCACATTAAAGATGGTAAATATCTTGATGGAGAAGAAGAACGTGTTGATAGAGCTGGTGAAATTCTAAAAGAAAGTGGTATCTATATAGTAGATATGCCAGAATTCACTTGTGCTACTCTCACTGAGAGAATTAGAGAATATAAAGAGATGTATGACATTAAGGTAGTCATGTTCGATTATATTCAGAATAATGGGTTCGTAGCAAAGGAGCTGTCAAAAGAGCAGAATATTCCGATGCGTGAAGACATGGTAATTAACACTCTTACTGATAGATTGAAGCAGTCTCAGAGAAAAAATAAGATTCATATTTTGTCTGCTTGTCAGTTAAATGGCAAGGAAGATGAAATGGAAGTCCCTACAGAATCATGTTTGGCGGGTTCAAAAGGTCAAGTGCGTAAGATGGATGGTTGTATGATTATGTTGCCACTTAAAAAGACCGAACAAAAGTGTGCTGAGGCATGGGCTGAGAATAAGAGTAGAAATGCGGGATTCCAACAAGTAATGACTCCTAACAGAGTAACACATATCATTAAAGGAAGAAATAATAAATACGAAAGACATATTAAGGTATATCAGTATGTAGACTTTGGAACTTGTAGATACTATGATTGTTTCGTAACTGATAAAGATAACAATCCTATTGAAGTTGAAAAGTTATATATTGGCGGAAATTTTGAAGAATAATTTAAAAAAGTTGTTGACAATCTCTCTTGTCTATGGTATAATTACTATATCAAAAGCAAAAGAGTTCTTTATATAAAAGGAGAGCGATAGTATGAGTAAATATATTATTGAAATTAATGACAATGCAGTAGCAAACAATAGTTGTTATCAGATTGTTGGGACTAATAGTGTATTGGTTTCTACAGATGGTCTTGATGGATTAGAGAAGTATGAAGAGGACGCTAAGGAAACGGTGAAAATTGGAGGCCAATATTTTCTTATTGACTCTGATGGTTACATCAATTGTACTACGTATGAAAATGATAATTTTGATATTAATAGAATGAAAATTGGTAATTTTTTCCGTACAAAAGGGCAAGCCGAATTTGTAGTTGAGCGGTTGAAAGTGTTAGCAGAGATGAGAGTATTTGCAGAGCCGTTTAACACAAAGTTTGATAATGTAAAAAAGCATTATTATGTTTATTATGATAACGCTAATAGAAGACTTGAGGTCGATAATGTTCGGTCAATACGTTGTGGTGAACTTTATTTTGAGTCACAGGAAAAAGCAAAAGAATGTATTGATATAGTTGGAGAGGATAGAATCAAGAAATTTTATATTGGAGTTGAATAATTATGATAGCAATTAAAGATATGGAAGAAATGCCAAAAGCGTGTACATCTACAAAAGAAATATTCGGAGATATATAGGTTGTTGATTGTCCTTTATACAACGTATGCAAACATAGAGATACAATTAGAGTAAATTATAAGCCTTCTGATTGTCCTCTAGTAGAAATCATTGCTTGTAAGGATTGCGAGCATTAGGACAAGCGACATTACAGAGGTAATACTTGTTATTGTGAGATGCGTATGATACACACGGAACCAAACGAGTTTTGCAATGAGGCAATGAGGAAGGTAGAAGAATGAAGCAGATTAAAGTTAACCCATCAAATGAGCCATATTACACCGAAGATTTCATCAAAGGCTTTGAGTATGGAACCAAGGCACAATTCGATGCTGATAAAGAAGAATTTATTAATAGAATCAAAGAAATTAGAGAAGAGATGTATGAAGAATCACATGCGGTAGACGATTGGGACTCTGCTATTGATTTAGATGATGCATTTAAGATTTTAGATAAGTTAATCACAGAAGTGGAGAAATAGCATGAGAGAACCTACTTGTGATGATTGTCCGTTCTTTTGGGAAGAATGGTATATAGATGATGGAGATTGCGGTTGTGATTTAAATCTTGATTGGGAAAAACCTAAATTCATTGATTTCATTTGTTATCTTCCAAACCCATTGAGAAAATTAACATTTAAAATTGTTTGTATAAAGAGAGAGATTTATTGGTGGTTATTTATTAGACCACATGAGAAGGAGTTTGAGGAATGAAACTAATTGACGCAGATGCAATAAAAGAAAGACTAGATAACGATATAAGTGGGATGGAGGAACGAAAAGAGAAGGGAAGTTTGTATGAAAGAATGGAAATCCTATCGCAGTTGAGCTTTGCTAGGTATGTGAAAACCGCAATTATTGGAGAGCCAACCGTTCCCGCAATTCCGTTAGACCGAATTAAAGAGGCAAGAGAAGAAATTAAAGCGTATTGCGAGTGTGCTACTGATGAAAAGCAGATGGTTGCATTCAATTCGTGTTTAATTGTTATTGATAAACTGATTTTAGATATGGAGAATGCAAATGAATAAAGCAGAATTAGAAAGAGCATTAAGATATACAGAAAAGAAACACGAAAATGATAAGTTGAACACATTTGATACTGATATTTCAATGTTATGTTTTGATACGTTAAATGTTCTTAATAACTGTATTGAGATTCCAAATGGTGCAACTAATGGTGATGTGGTTATTGCAACAGGATTATTTGAAATAGTCGGGAACCTATCAAACGATATGCGCGTGTGTGTAAGTTCAAAAAGATTTGTAAGTAACGCATTTATGTCATTTAGTAGAGCATGGTGGGACGCTACGTATAGAAAGGCAGAATAATGATTGAAATATTAAATATTAAACCCAAAAGCGGATATGAGGGATGCGAACTTTTATATGGATATTATGATGTTTTAGCTAAATTACCCGACAATGCGACCAACGGTGATGTAATTAAGACACTGTGGAATGTGGTAACGTGGATGTTTGACGAAGATACCATTTGTGTCGAGTTTGAAGGAATGGAATGGCATTATATGTATCCGTTGAGTTGGTGGAACGCACGGTATAAGGAAAGTGAGGCGGACAATGACATTTGAAATAGGATTCTATGACCATCTATTTTTTCCCGTTCCCTACAATTTTGATTCAAGGATGGGGGAAAGCCGAAACAATGTATGTTTGTATGGTTCAATTTTTATATTGGGTTTGCAGAATAGGAAGTGAGGGCTAACATGAGTAAATTGTGGGACGAGTTAAACAGACCTCTCGAAGGCGACGAAGTTTTAAAAGTAGTTCCAAGAGTACTGTTTTGTGTGTTCTGTATATTTGGTATTATTTGCGGTATTCTTGGCGTTTATAATCGTACAATTAACAAAGCACAGTCAGTAAACGAAGTACACGAGGATTTAGTAGAAGCACATGATTGGAAGTATTGTCCGTATTGCGGAGAGTTATTAGAGGAGGAGTAATATGATTTTAGCATCAGCAATCAAATATTACGTTCCTAAAACAGGAAAAGAAGTTGTTTTATGTGGAGTAAGACACGGTGATATATTTAAACAAGAAGAAGCTTTAGGATTTGCTCCTAGAGAACTAAAAGAGATAGAACAAGGATTTATCACCCATGATAATAAATTTCTCAATCGTATACAAGCATTTGAACATGCAAAAGCATGTGGACAACTTTGTGCTACTAGAATATATGAAAGAGAAAATGGCGGTGTAGGTGGTAAGAATTTAATAAGTGAAGATTTGTGGTAATAACAGGAGAAATAAATATGAGCTTACAAGATAAGATAGCCAATGCCAAAGAGACACCGTGGATGTGTTATTACAGACCAAAGAAAAAGTTGGCGTATAAATTTGGAAGTTATCTAGATGCTTCTACTATTATTACATGTCATCCTCTTAGTAAGTGGTTATGCCTTGGTGTTGATAATGAATTGGTACAATTAAATAATAAGAATGTTTATTTATTTATTCCTACAAAGGAATTCGAAGAAATGTGGGAGGAATGTTAATGATATTTAAAGTAATTATAGTTTTGTTGTTAATTTGGTTATGCTTACTAGTACGTAGAACTAATGATAGTTTGTTTTTTATTTATGAATTATTGAAAGAAAGGATATAAATCATGATTTACATTGAAAATGAAGAGACACATACAGTTGAATGTTTTGACTGTCCATTTGAGGACTCAATTAGAGAAATCTTACTTTCAAGTGCAGATAATATGAGTTCTTCATACTTAAAAATTCATGAAGATACTGCATTGTGCTTTACTAGTGCACCAAGTAATCCATTTATTTAATACTTGACAAATCTTGTTACGTATGATATAATAAAATAAAAAACGGAGGATTTGTTATGAGTAGAGATAAGTTAGCAGTATGTAGATACTACATTTCAAAAGGCAACTGTGAGCTTGGCAAGTGTGCAGAACAGAATGGCTTATGTCAACACTGCAAGCAATATCAACCAAGAAAAGGTAGTAAACGTGTTGTACGTGAATTAAAGCACAAGATTAAAGAAAAGAGATATAAGGAGCGTTATTATGATTGATAGAATTTTGTATTATAATAGCGGAGACCCCGTTTATTTATCCGATGTAAAACCGAATTATAATTATATTGGTTTTGAGGATAGAAATGGAATGATTTATTATTATTAAATATTGAGGTGATTTATATGGGATTATTTGTTACAAATGAAGTAGAGGAAGATAGAGTAGTAAAGGTTGATTTATCCACAACCGAAAAGATGATGACTAGCGACAAGTGGCAAGAGAGATTTATTGCCGAATATAATCAGTTGGTAATCAGAATGCGAGACTTAGATACGTATATTTCTAATGTTGAAGATGAAGAACATAAGAAGTTACTTATTGAGCAGTACAATGCAATGAGTTTGTATGAGCAAGCTCTGTATGATAGAGCAAAGTTATTAAATATTGATTTGCCTACATGGAAGGAGCTTGGATATGAATAATAGTGGTAGAAGTGGTGGAATTGGTTTCTTTGGAGTGTTAGCGATTGTTTTTATTGTTTTAAAGCTTTTAGGCATCGTAACATTCAGTTGGTTATGGGTACTCGCACCAATTTGGATTCCATTTGTAATTTGGCTTGTTATTGTATCAATAGTTACTATTGTTACTATCAATAAAATTAAATAAATTTTAAAAAAGTACTTGACAAGGCTTTGTTTATTTGGTATAATATATTTATATCAAGTAAACGAAGTCTTTTTTATTTGGAGGAAATAATGAGTATTAGATTAAGAGCAAAATGCGTAAGAGAAATTTATCACAATGATAACTTTTATATCTTAGGGTTCGTACCAATTGGTTCAAACAGAGAGATTCAGTTAAATCAATATGGGAACTTTACATGTAGCGGTGAGCTTGGATTTATCTCTGTAAACAAAGAGTACGAGCTTGTTGTTCAAGAAAAGAATGGTAGCAAATATGGTGTTACGTATGAAATCTTAGAGGTTCCGTCTATGGTGATGGAAGATTTAAGTTCTCTATCATATCAACAGAAATTTGAGATTTTAATGGAATGTACTACATCTGAAAGAATTGCAAAAAACATCTTAGAAGGTGAACCAAATTACATAGAGTTAGCTGTAACCAAGGGAGAAGACTCAATTGATGTAAGCAAAATTCGTGGCGTAGCAAAAAAGTTAAATCACGTATATTGCAAGCAATTAATCAAGAAGTACAAGTATTATGCGTTTTGTCAGAATACAAATGTAAAAGAATATGAATTAAATATTACAGATGCAAAAAAGATGTTTGATGAGTATTCTACACAAGATAAGATATTAAGTGAGCTACAGAGCAATCCATATTATGCGTTAATTGAGGTTTTGGGACGTTCTTTTGAAAGAACGGACAAATTACTTATGGAAGTCAGAAATGACCTTAAAACGTCAAATACAAGGTGTGAAGCACTAATTATTGATGTATTAAAGAAGAATGAAATGGAAGGTTCAAGTAGACTTAATGGTTCAATCCTTTATCAAGTCGTAAGAGATGATTACAATTGTCCAGAATTAATACCAATGCTCAAAACAGTATCTGAATCTAGTGATATGATTTATTTTGACCAAAAGAGCGGAGATTTAAGCATTATGGCGACATACTTAGCAGAGTGTGAAATCGCAGATTTTGTTATGAGCAAAAATCAGAACCCTCATGTCTTAGATATTGATTGGACTAAATACACAAAATTTGACAATGGAACAGTAATGACAGATTCACAGTCTGAAATCTTGCGATTATTCTGTAACTACGATGTTATGTGTTTGTGTGGCTACAGTGGAACAGGCAAGACAACGTCTGTCAAAGGGCTAATTAATCTCATGGAAGACAACGGAATCACTTATACATTATTAAGTACAACAGGCAAGGCTGGAAAAGTATTGGCAGAAAGCACGAACAGAAAGGCTGGTACAATTCATAGGGCTTGTTATAGCGGTGTGATTAATACAGATTGCGTTATTGTTGATGAGTACAGTATGTGTTCTCTTGATGTAATGATTATGTTATTGCATTCAATTGATAATCCAAATATAAAGGTTGTTTTCGTATTCGATTCAGCTCAGTTGCCTAGCATTGGAGTATCCAAATTGGGAGATGACATGTTAAATTCAAATGTTGTTCCAAAAATTGTATTGACAGAAGTATTTAGATATACAGATAATGGGTCTCTTTTTGTTGCAACAAACATTCGACAAGGAAAAAATTTCTTAGATAATAAAGATATGGTTAAATGCAATGAGAACGTGTATTCTGTATCTAACAACTATAAATTTATAAATGTAATGTCAGAAGAAGAAATTTTTGAAGAAGTAATTCATCAGTATGACAAGTTATTAAAAAGTGGTACAAAGCAAGACGATATTTTAGTATTGTCTCCTATGAATGTTGGTTCTTGTGGAACTTATGCAATTAATAATGCGATTCAAAGAGAATACAACCCACCACTTCCAAATGAAAAGGTTCATACTAGAAAAATCAATAATTTTACAATTACATTCAGAACAAATGATTTAGTTGTTAACAAAAAGAACGATTATAATGTGCCAACATATGATGGATATTTAGAAATGCAATCTGACAATAGATTGGAAGAAGACGATGTTGACACAACAATGGTTCTTAACGGACAGATTGGACGAATTGTTGAGGTAATCGACAAGGGATTGTTAATTAAGTTTGATGAAGAAATTGTATATTTCAACAAAACAAAAATTAACAACTTATTGCTCGCTTACAGCATAAGTGAGCATTCGGCGCAAGGAAGTACGTGTCAACGTTCAATTGGTATTGTATCAAACACTCATAAACGAATGTTATCTAAAGCATTATTATATGTAGGAGATACACGTTGCAGAAAGAGTCATATTGATATCGGACAAGTTGATGCGTTTGAACATGCGCTTACAGTAGATGATAATAAACTTAGAAACACATGGCTAAAGGAATTATTGATAAATTGGGGTAAATAAAATGCCAAAATTAGCAGATAAAAATGAACGTATAGGTGAAATAAGTTATACAAATAATGGTAATTACAAAATGGAAATAGTAGACTATATAAACAACAGAAATGTAATTGTTAAATTCGATGATGGTTCTACTAAAAAAGTAATGTATAGAAGTTTCAAATTGGGGGAAGTATCATTTGAGAATAGATATAATAATGAAATTTTTAAATGTTCAAACGGTGGTTTTTGTAAAATCATAAAAAGAGAAAAAGGAACCCCAAATTGTCTAATAGAATTTGATGGAATTGAAACGCACACAGGAATTGTGGCGTATTCAAATTTAAAAAAGGGTAAGGTGAGAAATCCGTGGAAACCAAGTTTATGTTGTGTCGGTTATCATGGAAAATCAAATATTGATTCAAGTAGTATTGCTTATAATCATTGGGCACATATGATTCGTAGATGCTACGATGTAAAAGAAAAGAAATATAAATTTTATGGTGGAAATGGAGTTACGGTATGTGATGAATGGCTAAATTTTTCTAACTATGAAACTTGGTTTAATGAAAATTATTATAAAATAAAAAATGTAGCTATGGTTGTAGATAAAGACATATTGAATAAGGGGAATAAAATATACAACGAAGAAAATTGTATAATAATACCTCAAGATATTAATAAATTATTTTGCAAAGCAAAATCAATTCGTGGCGATTATCCAATTGGTGTTGGTTATTCTAAACAAATAAATAGATATACAGCTACAATTACTAAAAACAATAAAAGAATACATATAGGAACATATGATAATCCATATGACGCATTTTGTGCATATAAAAAAGAAAAAGAAAAATATATAAAAGAAATGGCAGATAAATACAAAGAATATCTACCTAAAATGGTGTATGACGCATTATATTCATATGAAGTTGAAATAACAGATTAAATACTTGACAAATATATTTTTTTATGTTATAATACATTTATAGTCAAGCAAACAAGTATATCCCTTAAAAGAGAAAGGGGAACTATATGCGAAAATTCTTAATCGCCATTGCTGTATTTTGTATTTCACTATTATGTACAAATAATACAGTAGTGGCAAAAGATTCTAGCGATTACAAATGTACTGCTGGAATTACTGATGTTATTTATCAGAACAGTAAAAGTTTATCACAAGCAGAGAGCAAAGTGGTATATGCCAAAGATTTAACCTACGTCTTTGGCACAAAAGACAATGAGACAGATATTGTAGGTAGTTATCTGTTCGATGGTGCAATTTTAGTAGAATCACAAGATGGAGACTACTATACAGTATCACATGATGGACAGACCGCTTACGTCAAAGTGAGCGATGTAACTAATACTCCGCATGAGAGTATAACAAAGGTAGTTTCAAAAGAAAACCACCTTAAATCGTATATGGGATATACTTATTTCGGTAACAAGACAAAACAATATCAGTTACAGCAAATAGCTCAGAATGACATGAAGGGCTTGCGTACTGTTAACGGAAGGTATTGTGTTGCGCTAGGAACCTATTTTACAGACCAAATTGGTCAGTATTTTGACATTGTATTAAGCAATGGTGTCGTAATTCATTGTGTTCTTGGTGACATTAAAGCAAATATACACACTGACGCTTCTAATGTGTATACTTTGTCAAATGGATGCCTTAGCGAATTTATTGTTGACGAAAACGCACTTGATAAAAAAGCAAAAGATATGGGTGATGTCTCATATGCTTATGAACTTTGGGACTCAAGTATCGAAGAAATTATTATTTATGATTACAATTGTTTAAATTAATGCTTGACTTATATAACTCTTTATGGTATAATTATATCATAAAGAGTTATATTTTTGGAATTTGAAAGGAGATTTCAATGAGTAGATTAATTATCCTTACGGGGAAATCGTCAAGTGGAAAATCATATACACAAGATAGATTAGTAACATATTATGGTTTTAAGCCATTGGTATTGTGTACTACAAGACCTATGCGCCCAAATGAAAAGCAAGGTATTGATTATATTTTTATTACAGAGGACGCATTCAAGAAGAGAATTGAAGAAGATAGATTTGTTTACTACGCAACATTCCATGCATATGCAGAAGATATGGGAGAGTTGCAGACATGGTATTATGGATTAAGTAAATATCAGCTTAATTGCGACACTGTTGTGGTAACAGATATCGACAACGTTGAAAAGATTCGTGACTATTATGAAGGAGAAGGAAACGATGTCGAAGTTGTAATGCTCGATGTTGATGAAGAAACAAGAGAACAGAGAGCAAGAAAGCGCCAAGGAGATAAATTCTCTATTGATGAATGGATTCGGAGACTCATGGACGAAACTAGATGCTATTCTGTAGAGAAGATTAATAGATTAGTTGATACAGTTATTGATAATACAGACCCTAAAGCCATTGATAAGTATATGGGAGGTGTTGATAAGCATGGACGTATTGTACATTGATGCAGATGAAGTAATCTTTAACACAATTGAGCGTTTCTGTGAGATTATGAATGAGCGCCTTGACATGGATTTGCACGAGAAAGATATTCGTACATGGAACTTCCAAGAGTATTGTATTAACGGAAGAAACATTACAGAACAAGATGTTGAGCGTGTGTTTGACTTAGAAGAGTTCTATGATGGAATTACATACAATCAGAGCGCCATTGATTTAATTAACAATTATGATGGGAAGGTTGTTATCGTCACAAAAGGTAGCATTGTTAATCTTATCAGAAAACGTGATAAGTTAATGAGAGATAAGATTGTTGATGGCAAACATGTATTCTATGTTGGCGTTCCTTTGAGTGGTTCCAAGGCAGAAGTTGATATGAGTGATGGAATTTTCATTGATGACTTTGATAAGAACTTAAATGAGTCAAACGCCAAGGTTAAAATTTTATGTATGAACAATCCTAGTTCAGAATGGAACAGAAATTGGAATGGTAGAATGGTATTTAAAGACAAGTTAAGTGAGGTTACATTATAATGTGGGAAAAGATTAATAATTTCTTAGAGCAATATGTAGAGAACACAATTGGGTTTACTTTCTTTTTGATTGCATTTGTCTTTTTTGGAAGTATTATGGGTATCACATTTACAAGCAACTTTTTATATTGGTTATTTGGTTGCTTTGGTGGTGGATTGATTTTGACATTAATCACAAAGCATTAAATAGGTCTGTGACCTCGTATTTGACGTTTTAAGACGTTTTAATATATTTAGGGTGGAATTGTCTGCCTAATGATATGAAATTAATTAGAGAGGAAATTAGAGGGTATGTTTAAGAAGAAAATCAAGATTAAGTATTTTACTAATATTACAGAAGTTAAGAAGATTAAGCAAGGTGATTGGATTGACCTTCGTGCATCAGAAACAATTCAGTTAGCAAAGGGAGAGTTTAAGTTAATTCCTCTTGGTGTCGCTATGGAGCTACCAAAAGGATACGAGGCTCACGTATTGCCTAGAAGCTCTACGTGTAAGAATTTTGGTATCTTGTTGGCTAACTCTGAGGGCGTAATCGACAATTCGTATTGCGGAGATAACGACCAATGGTATTTTCCTGCATACGCAATAAGAGACACCGCAATTAATAAAGATGAGCGCATTTGTCAATTTAGAATTGTAAAGAAACAGCCTACAATCGAATTTAACGTTGTAAAGCATTTAGGCAATAAGAATCGTGGTGGAATTGGGTCAACGGGCAAGCATTAAAAAGCAAAAAAGGGATAGAGCAAATCACTCTATCCCTTAAATTTTAATTATTATCTTACGATTCGAATCTGAACCTTATCAATCTGCTTGCCTTTAATGCCCGCATAATCGTTCAAGTCTGTAACCCATGGTAAGAAACCAATAGAACCAATTACAGATACACGATACTGTACATGATATCCACTTAAATTAATAAGCTTCATCTGTACTCTATCAATGTCCTTGCCCTTAGTTCCCGCATAACCATTATTGTAATCTGTCTCGTTGAAACCTGTAGCCCAACCAAGGTAGTTCTTACCGATTGGAGCAACATTTACAGCAATGCCTCCACGACTTACCTTAGCCATGATTGCACTAATTGCCTTATTCTCAACACCAGCATAGTCTTCTGTATTCTTTACAGTATCATACCATTTTCCGTTAGCGTATACACGATAGAATACATCAACACCACTATTGTCAACAGGAGCCTGAGACTGATTTGCTTGTACTATTACGCCAGTATGTCCTTTGACTTTTGTAATTAAGATATCTCCGACCATAAGAGCATCAGCATTCGTAAATCTAATTTCAACAAATAATCCAGTAGCAAGTAACTTTGCCTTTTCTGTTGCTGTACTAAAGTTACCAGCATCAATGCCACTTGCCTCTTTTACGCACTGACGAACCAATGCAGAACAATCTGCCTCAGTTAATACAGAAGAGTTAGTTCCATGTGTAATAACGCCTGTACGCTGATTTTGGTCATATCCAATGTTATTATTATTGCACGCTCTAAGCATAGCAGTAGCAATTCTCTGAGCAATGATTGGGTCTTTTGCACGGAGTACAACCCAACCTAATTTATGAATATAGAATGGTTCAGTAGTAACTTCATGCCCTGTTTGGTCTCCCGCTTTACCGCCACTGATTCTTCCTCTTTCATCAATACGTGCACTACCAAAAATAACTGCCATTAATTTTCACCACCATTCTTAATCATTTCTGTCCAAGCGTCCTCAATAAGAGTTCTGATTTCTTGTTCAGAAAGATTAATATTTAATTCTTTTGCTTTTTCTGCAAGCAATTTTGCAACAAAGTCACGCTTGTCTGCGCCCTTTCCTTGACCCTTAATTACGTTCTCAGCCATAATTACGAATCTCTTAGCCCAAGCGACAATCTGCTCAACCTTCTGCATATCAACCTTATTTTTGAAATAAGGAATTACGTAGCGTCCAATCAATGTTGCAACTACAATAACTACAATTTCTAAAATGTCGAAAATAATCTTTTCCATCATGCTCACCTTTCTTTATTATTCAACATCATCGTTAACAATCATACCATCAATAGCCTCTTCTACTTTACCAAAAGCAGAACCAACATTCTTTGAAATCTTAATTCCACTCAATCCAAGCATTTCAAGACCGAAGAACTTGAATACCCACTCAGTAAGTGTTGGGTCAAGGTTCGTTCCTTTTGTTGACAATACAATGTTAACTATTACATATATTGTTACAAAAATAAATGAGAATATTACTACTCTCATTGATTTGTTTGTCTTTTTATTTTTCATTACGCTTCATCTTCTTCCAAAAAGTCTTCATTAGCCATATGTAATTCATAACGTCTATTTAAGTCTTTAATGGCTTTTGTTGCCTTTTCGTTAATAATATTATTTCTTTCACAGAAGAGTTCATATTCTTTACAACTAGGCAAAACATCGTCCCATTGCTCTTTTGTATGGCGCTTATGATTTATCTCTTGATTACTAAATTCAAGGATATCATGTCTCCATTTACGAGCAGTTTCTTCGTTGTTCTCTTTAATATGTTTGTCAAGTTTTTCTTCTGTATTTTTTATGTCTACTTTCATTTCCTTTATTTCTTTAAGAACATCAGAAATAAAGAACGTCTTTAGTTGTCTTCCAATTGCACTCCATGGATTTATTTTAATTGGGGTCACTTGGATTATCATTGACAATACAAAGACAATTCCAAGCGCCTTTCCCCAATTATCTAGGAGTAATTTGATAATATCATATACTGACATTATTTTATCCTTCCTATTTTATTTAATTTTTATGTATAGAGGACACCATTTCTGATGCCATTTTGGATTTAGTGTGGTTAAGTCCAAGAAATTTCTTGTATTATAGCTGATGCAATTTTAAATTCCGAACCTGCACCATCAGCACTAATTTCAATTTCATCACCGTTTCTTACAAATGCACATAAAGTAGTCCCATAATTTGTTCCCCAAAATGGAACCCATTGAGCATATTTATTATTAACCTTTAATCTAACTGTATTTCCTGCTGTACCGCTACTTTTCTCGATATTTACAATAAAAAATCCATTTCTATTAGCTGTTACAGTTCTTGCTTCACTAAGGTCTGTATTTTCAATTAAAGCGGCACAATAAATAGTTCTTGGTGCAATTGATTCTTCAACAGCTTCATCTACCTTAGCAAGGAAGTCTGATGGAACTCCTATCATTTTTGCTTTGATGATGTAGTTGACACCTACGGATTTGACTTCGGTAGTTGCTCCAAACCTACCAACTACTCCATTATTTGTTTGTTCAGTAGCTGTTCCAACCTGATTTGTTGCAAACATAGTCCATGCAACTTGACCAGCTGTAGTTGCGCCTGTTTTGTTCGAGTGTGTATGTACTTGTAGCTGGTCATCCAAGAACTCACCCACAGCAAGCCCATCTGCATCTAAGTGGTTGCCAACCGTATGACCTGTAAGTCCTGCACCTTTTAAAGTGCTTTCACGAAGGTCTATTGTAAATGTATTGTTTGTTGTATCTTTTACTGTGCTAGGTAAAATAGCCCATAACTCTGGATAATCTGTAGCACTATAAGCAGTCCCATCACACATTAGGAATCCGCTAGGGGCTAATGCACTCATCGTAGCAAAGATAGTTCCTATCGGAGCACTAGCATACAACGTCCCTCCACTAACTAATTCGGGGTTTGTTTTTTTCTCTGATGTTGATACATCGTATAAAGCCATTTTAAAACTCCTTTCTATATAACGAATCCGCTTGTTTCAAGAAGTAAGTCCTCTAAACAAAGCGTATCATATTTAGTGTAAGGAATCCTAATTAATGGAATATTATGCTCCTTACAATAATCATTTTTTATTTTATCATGCTCTTGTCTTTCTTCTAAATTGTCATGACTAAAGCCCGTTTCTTGAATGTGTTGAATACCATCAAATTCAATACAATATTTATTATTTATACAAAAATCAAAACGAGCTGGATAGTCTGATTTAAATTTGCAATCATCGAATGTCTTTTGTGTTTCAAAAGGAATATTGTTGTTAATTAATATTTCTTTAATTTTACTTTCACCTTTTGATATTACTCTTTTACAACCACAAGAAATAGTTGTATTATTTGTTAAATAATCAGTACGCACATTTACTTGATTACCGCAACTACATTGGCAAATATAAATTTTACTTCCGTTATTAGCCCTATTCCCACTTTCTTCAATAACAGTTAATTCGCCAAATTGCTGACCGATTAAGTCCTTCTCATTTAAAGATTTAGCTAATATAGTAGCCGTTTCTTTTACTAAACAGCCACACGATTTAGTTCTTCCTTTTCTTAGGTTGTTGGATTTTATTATTTTTTTATTCCCACATTCGCATTGACATAGCCATTGAGTTCTATTACTTGAGTCGTTTTCTGTTCGTTCAACAACAGTTAATTTTCCAAAAGTTTGACCTGTTAAATCAATCGCTTTTCTCATTTTCTGCAATTAAAATTAGGAGAGTGGAGGGAACATACCCCTCCATGCGTAACTCTCTAGTAATATATGGTTTCACTTGTTGAAACTTCATATATTGCCATAGTTTACTCCTTTCTGTTAATCTACCATAAATGCGGTATATTTATACTGAACTACACCTGTTGAACCTGCATTCTTGATACCAATAATCGTAAATCCATTAACAGTTTTATTAGATATTCTCCAAGATGTATTGACACCTAATGGCTCAATATTTATTACGTAATCAGCTTTTGGCATCGCCTCACTAAATGTAACAGTTTGTGACACTTCAACAGCTAAAGCAGTGTACTCGATATTAATACTTCCACGATTAACTACATTAGTTGTACTTGCTTCATCTGGTGTAGCGATATGACTGTACTGAGCTTGTTCCTCAGCAGTTAAAGCTTCCCATTCATCTAATGTACCATTAAAGACAGTTGCTTTCTTGTCATTAAGAGCGTTTAAAGCGTCCTCAACAGTAGTTTCTTCACTATCAACAACTTGAATAGGCGTTTCTAATTCTTTCTTCTGATACTTACTTAAATCAACGACACCCGTCTGTAAAGCATATTTAAAAGTCTCACCATCAGAGTCATATACAACTACTGCATTGTCACCAACATTAATAGTCTGACCCGCACCACCAATAAATAAATTAGTAGTAACACCACTATCAGTAATCTTATAAACATTACCAACGTTTGCTTGAATTAACAAGCTAGAGTCTAACTCTGCAATAGTCTTTGAACCACTTGGATGATATGCTCCATATAAAGCATTTGTAATGGCACTAAATACACTAGAACTAATAGGAAGTCCACTGTCAGTAGGAGATACGAATCGTGTGAAATCCTTTTCACTTGCAGTACCCAATGTCTCAAATTTATCGTATACAGCGTTACTTGTTACTGCATTCATGTTGCCATCTTCTACGACATCAACGGCACTACCACCACTGCTATTAATAAGAATCCAAGCATATCCACTTGAACCATCAGATTGGCATTGATAGATGTTTCCTTTTGAATATGTTCCTTGATTAGCAGTTAACAAATAACATTTATTAAGTAAATCAGCGCTCGCAGTTGGCAAAGCGCTGATTTTCTCTAAACTATCTTTATAATCATTTTCTGCAATCGGAGTTAATGTGTCCGTTGCTGGATTATATGCTTGAAATGACATTTAATTATCCCTCCGTATGCATAAATGCACTTGCTGAAACTTCTGCTAATCTTTCAAGAGCAGTTTCAACGGTTGCATATTCTACTCCACCAATAGTAATTGGTGTACTTAATTGTTTATCTTGTTTTCTTGTGTCGCCTTGACCGCTAGTGGCATCATCGTTAAATGCTACAAACGCATACTTTGCCTTCTCTGTCAAAGATAATGCATTCCATTGGTCATGAGAACCCTTCCAAATTCGTCTGCTAGGCAACAAAGATACTTCGTCTGTACTTGAGTCAACAGCAAAGTCGTTGGCGTCAAATTCGCCCATAATATGTGGGTTATAGTCAGACCAAGTTACAGCAAGAGTGCCAGAATCAATTGCGGTTACTTTGTGCCATGTCTTTTCTGCCACACAATATGCGATTGTGTTCAACGATACGATTAAGCCACTTGCGTAATTGATTTCATCAAGTAAGTTACTTTCACTTGCATACATTAATACTACGTTGCCTTGAAGTGCTTGAATAACGTTAGTTAAACCGCTATTTGAAACTGGATTTTGACTTGATGGATTAAGTACACTATCAATATCAATATTGCCAGAAATCTCAACCCAACCATAAGTAGGTGTAGGGTCTACTTCTTGATACTCATACCATGAACCTTTCTTGTAATTAGCAGTTGTCGTGCCAGTATACATTACAATTTGACCTACCGAAGGGTTTTGTGGCATTGTGGAATATTCAAATAATCCCGATTTTCTAGCATTAAGACCACTTAAAGCCCCTTCAACAGTTGTTTCAGTTGTTCCCTCAATTGCGATTGCAGTATCAAGTGTCTTATTCTGTTTGTCTTGTAATGCAGTATAAACAGCACCACCTTGAGGCGCATTTGTGCTACCTTGAATAATGGTTGCATCATAATCCGCACTGAATTTTACTTCTTGCCAATAATAAATGTCTTGTGCTTGGTCATAACTAGCCTTATAGAAACGTCCATTTTTGTATGCTTGTGAATCTGCACCAACATACTGATAAATTACTCCATCAGTAACCATCTGAGCTGTTACTTGAGGTAATGTTGCATATTGAATAATATCTTGTTTATTATCAAATTTAAGGTTAAGTACTTTACCTTGTTTTGCGCTCAATGGTACTGTAGCATCGTCACTTAATAGGTTATCTACAATGTCTGCTACATTAGTTTTTGCACTCAATGCGGTTGCCACTAAAGCATACAAAGCATCAAGTGAAGCAATGTTTGGTACTTTAGTTTTATCTGCCATATCTGGCGTATAAGTAGATACCACATCATTAGATTTAGAAACGAAATCATCCAAATTTACTGAACTTAACAAATATGTTAACTCAACAGCAGTTGTAGTTCCACCACTTTCAACTAAGAACCAAGATGTACAATATGGGTCTTGGTTAGCATCTTTGTAATAATATCTTGCAGAAATATCGGTAGATGTATGAACTTGGCTTGCTTGATAATAAACTACAATCCATTTATCGCTACCAGAGTCGTATGAGCAACTAGGTTTTGCATCACAATAAAAAGCATCATCCAAGTTAATCTTGCCAATTTCCGTGTCAGTATAATCCTTTGCATCTTGTAACAAAGTAACCATAGCACCAACAATATCATATGGTTTATATTTTAATATTGAACTATCATATTGCAACACATTTGTGTTAGCAATTGTAGTATCAATTACATTACCCAAGTCACCCAAATCTGTTGCATTAAGAATAACAGTAATATCGAATTGGAACGTACTGTCATCCATGAGCGTAATTGTCAAATATGGCTCTGAGTAAGTAATAGACTTAATACCACGAACAGCAAGTACATTAATTGCACTTACCAAATCACTAACACCAGCGATAGTTAAGGCGCTCATGTCACCTTGATTTGTCTCAAGAGTAGCGATTCTATTTGCTAAAACAGTGTTTCCAGAAACATCAGCAACTACCCACTTATAAACAGCCTCAGTCGCATCGTAAACACATTTATAGAACATTGCATTAGTATAATCAGCAGTAGTATTGCCGATATATTCCACAATACGTCCTACATTTGAATTGTCAGCAGTAGGCATGGCTGTAAACTGCAACTTACCTTGTAATCCTAAATCATCAAGACTCTTATCCCCAACCAACTCAACACTATTAATCTGTGGCTTATTGCTCAAAGACTCATAATCGTCATTATTAGGCTGTACGTCAACACGCACCCATGTATATACTACTTCGCCTTGTTCTACGTGCGGTGTGCTTCTATAAACATATCCACGTATATAATCAACAGTATCAGAACCAACATATTCAACAATTCTATTTGGCATAGTACTAGCCAAAGGCATTGTAGAAATCTGCTCTAAATACTTCAAAGCGCCAACAGTTGTTACCAACTCATTGATAGCATCAACTACACTTGTCTTATCTGTAGTGGTTAATAATGTAATATCGCCTACGTTAGTTGTTAAATCTACAAGTGCGTCATAAACTTCATTAAGAGCGTTTATAACTGTAGTTTTGTCTGTAGTCTTTAACGTAGCCAAATCACCAAGTTTATCAGCAACAGTCTTAATTGCATTATATGTCGCACCACTTGTAACAACATTTGTTGAATTTTCCGTCACAACTTCATCTGCGGAATAATTTTCCCAACGCTGTCTTGTGAAGTTATATCTTAACAAGTCAAGGTTACTCAATGCTCCAAGACTCACATCTGTTAATTCACTCAGATTGGTCGCAATATCTGCATTAATCCATTTCTGTGCAAGAGCGTTCCAAACAATAATCTGACCATCAGCGATATTTGTTAAATTTACATCACCAATGTCATCAAGTTTGTTAATGACTCCACCGCCTTGTTGATTGACCCATACTTGATTAGTTGCGTCCCATACAAGAACCATTCCATCTTCAAGTGTAGTTGTGTCAACACTTACGTCAGCCAAGTCTTCAATCTTTGTGCTTGTTGCGCTTGCGTTACCATTTACCCACTTATGAGATACAGAATCATATTTAAGAATCTGACCGTTTTCAAGTGTGGTTGTATCAATATCAACATCACCCAAATCATCAATATCAGCAACAATGGTATTGTCTACGTTCTTCCACTTGTCGTCAGTGTCATCATAAACTAAAATCTGTCCGTCTGTAGGTGTGGTTAAATCAACATCGCCAATATCGTCTAGGCTCTCAATTGTAGGAATCTGCCCCTTAACCCATTTCTGATTGGTTGCATCCCACTTGATAATGTCTCCATCTACAAGAGTTGCCTTATTGATATTAACGTCTGTCAAGTCCTCAACAGCGATTTCATAATTGATTTCTCTGTTAATCCACTTTCCACTTGCTTCATCATATGCTAAAACGTCACCATCAGAAAGCGTACCAAGGTTAACATCTGTAAGGTCGTAAAGTTCTTTTGCGGAAACAATTTCACCGCAATCAATCTTTGTGCCATCAGAAAGAGTTAACTCTAAATGATTGTTGGATTTAATCTCTGCACTAACTACAGAAACGCCATCCATAATATCTACCGTCTGAGGTGTACCATCAGTAGTAAATGTTACCCTATGTCCATTCGTAATAGGTGTAATTGTGATTTCTGGTGTCTCTCCGTCTGCAACTTGAATCTGAGTGGTTCTTGTTGTTCCGTCATCAGCAGTCCATTCGAATGTTACTGTAGTAACACCATCTGTTTTGCTCGTGCTTGCGATTTTACAATTTTTGCCAGCCAAAGCCCCGCTTATACCCAGAATAGATTTATCCGTGTAGGATTTGCTTAAAATATAGGAAACTATTCCAGTCATATCAGTTTCTCCTTTATATAATTTTCAAAGTTCTTAATTTATGTAAAATTACACCACATACTTTTCGTGGTCTGCTTTTAATTTATCTCTATTTACTTCTGCGTAAATCATAGTGGTTTCAATGCTACTATGACCTAACATCTTACTTACCTCTTCAATAGGCATACCTCTTTTAAGTGCAATTGTTGCTGTTGTATGTCTAATTACATGAGGTGTGGTTTTCTTTGTAAAGTTTGCTCTCTTTTTAATTTTATCTAAAACAATTCTAATTCCATCAGATGAAAGATTAGACTTTGTTCTACTAGAATAAATCAATGCGTCAATCATATCTTTTCTTGATTGAACATATTCGCAAACAAGATTGTAAGCTTTTGGATTGAGATATACATAATCCTCTTTGCCACCTTTTCTTACAATCTTGATTGTTCTCTGTTGAAAATCAACGTCTGTTATAGCCATATTACTTAACTCAGTAACACGACATCCTGTAGAATATAGCACCTCTAATATAACTTGGTCTCTAAGCGTCTTACAGCCCTTTCTGAGCTGTTCCAAGTCATCTTCCGTCAATGCTTCTCTACACTTCTTATTCTTCTTAATTGGCTTAATTCCTCTCATCGGATTTCTCTCTAAGTATTCGTTATCTACACACCAAGAGAAGAATGAACCAATAATTACACGAGAATCTTCTACTGTTGATTTAGACACTACTTTTGAGCGTCTATATAAATATGCGCGAATATCATTTGTTGTGATTTCATTTAGACATTTTCTCACCGAATTAAAGAAACAATTCAAATGGCTATTATATGTCTTCTGTGATTTTTCACTCATACCTTCTACTGACTTAGCCATAAAGAACAAGCCATATTCATATGGGAATTCGTCAACCAATGCAATTTCCGTACACTTCTTGTGGACATCATATTCATTTAGAAAAATATCCATTGATTCCTTAATTGCTTGTAGCTGTTCAATACTAAATCCAACACTTGTGTTCTCATTAAGATACAACATATATTCGTCTGAAAACATTTTACATAGCCTCCCTTTAACTTGATGTCATCATTATATCACATAAATAACATCAAGTCAAGGGAGTTTTTAAAATGCCTTTGTCCGATTAAGATTACTTTAATTTACTT